TGGCATCTTTAGCAACAGTTATTTTGGTATTGCTGTTAATATACTTCATATTCTTACTACTTATTGTTTAAACGCTTTGTTTTGGCTTCGCCAGAGGCTCGTGGTGAGCTTTAAATTGATTGGTTAAGGGGTAGCCCTACCTTAAATTCTTTCATTAAAGACTGTTTAAACACATAATCTATTCTATTGCCTCTTTTTACTGTGGCACATATATCATTACGCTTCATATCAGATATATCTTTTTTACTTAACCAACCTTTAATTTCCATCTGACTTTCATCTTTGCTTATTTGTGCATATATATAAGTGTCAAACTTTTCATCCTGAATCCACATAGAGTCACTAAATGTAGTTTTTAAATCTACACTTTTACCATTAATTATAAAGTCAGGACTGTCCCATCCTTTTTTTGTGTAGCAAATCCATTCAAACTTGTACGGAGTTGTTTTTAAATATTCATTAAATACAAGCTCACCTAAATATCCTATGTAATTTGTTTTACATTTAAACTTGTCATGTGTCTTTTGTTTATCAAACTTAATCTGTTCTTCTTTAGCTTTTTGTAACTGGCTACTATTAATATCTAAAATTAAATTAAGCATATATCTTTCTCCCAGCGATAGTTAAAAGATTGTCTATAGCTAACTCCAAATCTCTTTCATAATACATAGGCTTGTTGCCCCCTAGAAAGCGATAGTTAATAGCTTGTTTTTGTTGCTTTGGTAAGTCGTCTATAATAGAGTCTACAATCTTAACATTATCCATATCAGATTCAGATACCATATCCTCAAACACTTCTGCTGTAGACTCTCCTCCTGTTGAAAAATAAGATGTTTTGTTAGGGTAACCTAACCTATGGCTATCTTGTTTCATCCACCTTGCCCAATCTTCTAATATGTTCATGAGCCGAGCTATCCTCATTTCTTGCTTAAACCACCCAGTATTGTTCCCCAGTTACTTGCTTTTCTTGTTTGCTGTGGGGTCATAGCTTTTGGCATTACAAATCCATAATCCTTACTTAACCTATCTAATGCTCCTGCATGAACTCCTGCATAATCTGCTATTCTTTTTCTACTAGCATCAGGATTCTTTGCTATAAAATCTTTTGCTCTTTTACCAAACTCATCATACTTTTCTTTTGTGTATTTCATTATGATATATCCACCTCTCTACATACCCATTTGTTATTCTTCTTATGCCACCCTTGAACAAGTAGCACCCAATTAGCATTTCTTAAATGATGGATAGCATCACTATCCTCCATTTTCTTTACCCTTGCACTAATGTTACTGTAGCTAGTGACTTGGATTCCTACTGTGTTGCCCTTACTGTCTATTGCTAGTAAGTCTATAATGCCAAACAAATCTTGTCTTATCTTGGCAAAAGCGTTCCATCTTTCTACAATAGCAACTAAAGGATAGTCTCCACTATCTCGTAGCTTCTTCAGAGTCCTTTGTGTCGGGCTTATCGCCATCCTCATCCTCCTCTCTAACTACATTGCCTTTAAATATTCTATTCCACGCTTCTTCTAATTCTTCTTCACTTATATCTTGCTTTCTTCTACCACTACCCTTACCCATCACAATCCCTCCTTACTTTACATACTTTATGTTTATCATAATATCTTACGCTGTTGTTTTTCATGTCTATGTTTTTAATTTGCGTTCCTTCTGGCAAATAAATATATTCTTTTTGCAAACACTTGTATTCCATTTCAACTTTGTTTGGGTCTGGATAATGTAAGTCTACATATAAGACAGCTTCTTGACAGCTATTAAACGACCCTACATATTGCCAATCTGTTAAAGGTTCTGGTGCTAAATTAATTACCATTACAAATGCAAACTCAATCATGATTTACTCCTTAAAGTTTCCTTTAGTTATAATCCTTCCTGTTAGTTCGTGTGCAATATTAAAATCTTTCTTATTATAATTCATTATAAATTTGTAACCATCATATATAAATTGATGTTCTTTCCATGCTTCTTTATTCTTTTTCAGTGCTTCCTTACCCTTTGCCATCTTTCTCACTCCAATATACATTTAGTATTGTTTCACACTTTGGGCAACTATACTGACTCCACATTAAGTATTGACTATCATCTTCGTCATCATTATCCCAATCATTTCCCCATATCATTTCTACATCTTTACATTTAGGACAACTGATATTCATTTCTTCTCCTTACAAAAACCTTTAGAATTAAACTCTCCTATTTCTGCGTTTAAACAACACCACCATTTCCCATCAGAATATATTTTTGCTTTCTTTTTACATGAATGGCAAACAGGATTACTTGGTATTTTTATCGTTTTTGCAGATTCCATGATTTTCCTTTATGTCATACCAATTAAAATAGCAATACCATTTCTTATCACTATCCATAAACATAGCATCACGACCACATTTATGACAAACAAATTTCTCTCCGTAAACTTCTTTAGTCCTCGTCATGTAACTCGTCATCAATCCATTCATCTTGTTTAGCTTTAACTTCTAATAGCTTTAATTCTGTTTGATGAACTTTAATCATTTGTTCAAGATACCATATTGCTTTCTTACAGTCATCTATCTTATCAGTCAGCTTCTCTGATTTTAAACCTTCTCTACTAATATACTTTAGTGCATTGCCTTTAATGTAGCCATAAAATTCTTCCTTGCTCATCTTGGCTTCCATATACTCTATTGTTTCTATCCCACCTTTTTTGTAATGGTCAGGATTTATTGTGTCACTCATTTTTACTCCTTATAATCATTAGTATAAACTCATACATTGTTCACTCTGTTTAAACTTACTTTGCAATTAAAATAAAGCCTTGATTAACCAACAAGGAACTTAATTATGTGGACAAAACCATCAGCTACTGAAATGAGATTTGGCTTTGAAGTTACAATGTATGTAATGAACAAGTAAAAAAAAGGGGGCGGTTAGCCCCCAATCCCCCCTAGTTAAAACGGCACATCTTCTGATACTTGGTCAAAACCTTCTTTAGCTTGTGGAGCAGTTGTATTACTACCCCCCTCATCTTTAAAAAACACTTTGGTGTTACCTAGTATAGCTCCTCTTGTTCCAGCTTCTCTTTCTTCTTGAGTCACTGATTGAGTTACCATACCATTGTTATCATATTGGTCTTTCTCATCTAAATTAACAAATGCGGTTAAGTTGAGATAAGTGCCTTTCTTACCATCAATAAGTTTAGACTTATCAATCTTTGTTACATCAATACTTGCTGAAATACCTACTGTTGCCATTAGTTATTCTCCTTAATAAATTTAACTGAATCCATAACCTCTACTACAAAATCATGAATATCTCTTTCTAGACGACCTATTAAATCATCATCTCTTTCTACTCTTTTGATAAAGAGTTTATAGTCACCAAAATCAGGATGATAGCAAACAAAATCACACCACTTCCTACCTGTGCAACTCATTTGCCATTGCATTTGATGAATATATCTTTTGGGAATTACTGCGTTTTGCAATATCTCCGTATGCGTTGTAGCTTGAGGACACTTGATTTCTATAAGCCCCTCATCTCCTACCATGCCATCAGGACTAGCCCCTGACATCATAACTTTTGGGTGGTCTATAAAACCTACTTCTTTAACATCTACATTTTTAAGAAGCCCTAGCTTTGCTATGTAAGCGTTTCTAGCTTCATCTTCATACTCAACCCCATGTCTCATAGCCTCATTCATAAATATCTTTACAGGCTTTCCTGTTAGTTGCTCGGTAATGAGTTGCGTTCTGTATTTTCGTTTATACATACTTTCGCCATTCTTAACCTTAACAATGACATTATCTACATTACTAGCGGTGACTTTACCTACCCTAGCTTGAAACCACTCATCACTCCGTTGTTCCATTATTTACTTTCCTTTATTTTATTAATGAAAGGAATACATAGTTCCATATCCGAATCAGACAATGTATTGAAATAGTTTCTTGCCTTGTCTATACCTTGCTCTTTGTATATGTTCTCTATGCGTTCTAGAACATCTCCTTCTGGCAAATCTTCTCCTTGATAGATATACAAACCAATGCCATGTAATGATATAGCTTTTGCTAAACATCTTTGCATAGCTGTGTTGAGTTGCATAGCATTAGGATTCTTAATAGCTTGGTTCTTAAAATCTATAACAGGTAATTGTGCAGTGACATTCTTACCAAACGCTTGGACTGTGCAGAACACCATCATACTGCCATCAGGTAATGTCATAGGGTCTGCATAACCCCATGTTGCTGATTCATCATGTTGCAATAATGTATCTACTGCCCATGCCCATGATAGATAAGTAAACTTACCTTTCTTTTCTGTGTATTTACTAACATCTATCTTTCTTAACTCTGCGTATTTACTCATGACTTACCCCCAAATATTTCATTTATGATTTGTTGTTTGTAGGCAAGTTGAGACATCTGTTCCATCTCTTGATAGTCTTTAGCCATTTCTTGTTGTAGTTGGTCTTGTGATTCTTCTTGCTGAACTGCAAGTGATAATTCTGTTGATTTACTCATTGTATTTCTCCTTTCTTGTTAAAAGTTAATATACTTTACTACTGTTAATTTTGTTTGTCAAACTGTTTATTTAATTTATCAAAACCTTTTGATTTATAAACCTTTCCATCTTTACTTGTTGCTCTATATTCTGCACTTTTAAAAGTGCGTTTAAACTTCTTAATAAACTCATTGGCAGTTAGCATGGTCTCTCCGAAAATCTCTGTTTAAACTTATTAAACCAAAAAGAAAATGTCCCCTCAAACGGATGATTTCTTTGCTTCTGAACCATTAAGTATGAAGTGCAAGGGTTATCTCCCTCCTCTAATTCTCCTAACATCTTTGCCTGTTCTATATCTTTTCTTCTATGCAAACAGATAATATTGTCTGTCAGATTTCTAATGTGGCTACTACCTAAAATGTGTGAAGCGTCAGGTATCACTGTTTCATCTGCTAGTTTTTTAGTATGAGCAACCAAAAACACATGAATGTTAAGGTCTCTTGCAAGGCAACTAATTTTGTTAATAAACTTTTTCTGACTTGCGTAATCATCTTCAGCAATACTATCTACTTTCATCAAACTGTCTATAACAAAAACATCACAGTCATGAACATTTTTTCCAAAGTGTAGACTTGCTACTAAATCATCTTCAGATGTTGTCCCTTGTGCATTAAATAACCACAACTTATTTTTGTATTTTTCACAAAACTCCTCAATATGTTGGTCATAAGCTTCTCTGATTCCTGTCTGTTGAATCATTTTTGCTATCTGAATTACAGGTCTCATCTCCATACTAGCTACTAAAACATTTGTATAGGTCATTAAGTTAAGTAATACTTGTGATAAAAAGGTAGTTTTTCCTGACCCTGAACTGCCTGTCAAGATTGTTACCTCTCCTCGCCTTACAAGAAAATTACTATCCTCGTCAGTTTTTTGAAAGCCTAAAGAAAACCCAGAGTTTTTTTCATTACGATAATAATTTTTTACATCATCTACTAAATTATCTGTCGTTTTTACTTTAAAATCTGTTTCTTCTTCATAGAAACCACCCTCTTGCAAAGTTTTTCTGTTGATAGTCAACTGCTCTACAATGCTACCGACATCAGTTTTCATAAAGCACCTCTGATTTGTGTTGGTGATTTAGGATTATCATTCCACCTTTCTTGATTAATAATAACTTCGGGGCTAGGATTAAAACCCTCTAACCACTCTCTCGTTTTTTTCATAGTAGCAGTCCAAGAAATAATTTTTTTTGAAATGTCATCAAGTTTTTTTGATTTCCATTTTTCTAAACAACCTTTCTTATTTACTTTTCTTTTGTCAGGTAACGACTCCCACCATTTTTCAAAATGTTCCGCAGTGCCTTTAACAACTTCTGATTTTAAAACTGTAAGCATTGATTCTTTTTTTAAGTCTTGCTCTGTTACTTCATAGAACCAATTTTTTGCGTTTAAACTAGCGTATATTTTTTCTAGTTTTTTCTCATCTTGTCTTAAACGAAAGGCACAAGATTTCATGTCAGGCAATACTCCATTGAATTGCGAAGCTAAATCCCACGCTTCTCTTAAAAACAGTTTTTCTGTCTCCGACAATTCCATGTAGGTATGGTCATTGAGAATATCTCCGCCATACATTTTATACCACGACATTTTATTTTTATGTTTGTAGTGTTGGAACTTGTCCCAATTTTTTATTTTAAACATTATTTTTCCTTTTTATGTTTAAACAGATTTAGTTAAATACTCCTGAATTTCATACTGTCTTAATTTTGGTATCTGTTGATTAATAAACCATTTTGAAACCGCTTGTCTACTGATTTGTAATTTGTCTGCAATGTCAGATTGATTCCTAAAATTTTCTAGCAGATATTCAAATGTAATTTTTTCCATTTATAACTCCTTGTTAATTAATTGAGATGTCATCTTATGATGAACAAAAAAGATTGTCAAGTAAAGTCTGAAATATAAACATCAGCAGACCCTATATATATTCTTTTCTAATCTTATCTTATCTGTTATAGAGGTTGTCTAGAACTTGTCTAGAGGTTGTCTAGAGCTTGTCTATAATTTATTAAAAAAAAGGTTGACATTTATTTACATAGTATGTCATTATGTATTTACATTAATAAAAGGAGAGCAAAATGAATTGTGATAAAGATTATGAATACGAAGTGATTGGTTACTTGTTAGCAAAAGTTGACCAAGAAACAGGTGAAGAAGTATTAAACAGACATGGTGATATAAAGTTGTTTAAACACCTAGACGATAAGATTGATGTTCTA